CGCTCTCAAGCTGTTCAGTTCTTCCGCTCGTCAATGCATAGATGGTCGTATTGGCAATTGAAGCTTGAAAGCCGTCAGGCTTGATTTGACCATGTGCCAATGCTTCTCCATCAAGAACCTCAGTCGAATTTTTGAGTTCTTCAAGAGACCCGATGCCAATTCCTACTTTTTTTCCTTGAATGGCATGCCGCCGCCATTCCCACCAAGGAAGGTGGATATGGTCGAACTGTTGCCCTTCCCCTATAAAAGCCGACTCTTCGCGCAACAAACGGGTCAAATTGGCTCTAGCTTTCTCTGAAAAAAGGTAGTTTGGCTGCTTGAGTTCTTCCACTGCTTTGCGAAAACGTTCGTATTGCATGAGCCAGTTCCACTCCACCCAGAGCGGTTCCTGCCAGCCGTTGTGTAGTTTGTCGTCAGGCATGGCCTTGCCTTTGCCATATAACCACTTAAGGATACCTTCATGCAGATACAGCCAACCCTGATGGTCCGTCATATTGCCCTGTTCAAGAGTACGTTCAGCTTCAGCGGCCACCATTTCCGGCATACAGCGTACAAGACGATTCTTGACGCCCGTCACTAATCCAAAGATACGCTCGCGTTCTGCATCTTCGTCCAGTCCGGAATCACCGTTTTGAGTTCCGTCCGTAGGGCTGTCGCTCGTTGATGGGCCTGACTCCACGCCATTGTGGATATGTTTGCGTAGGCTGGTCACTCCCGCGATTACATCACCGCCGGGCACGCACATATCCCCCTCAAGAATTCGATAATTACCGAACAAATCACCGCTTCCAGAACGCCCATCGCGGTCTGTGACGCTGAGTTTGCCCGCAAGGTTGATGCGTGGTGCTTTCAGCGTAATGCCAGTCTCAGATTCGGCCACTACTTCGTGCTCGGAACTGACCCGTACGGAGCCCTTCGCTTCGATTTCGACGGTTCCTTTAACCTTGGCGGTCAGCTTGTGGCCCTTGCGGTCATACCAGAGTTCCGTGCCGTCCTCGTAGCGGACGTAGTCGACCTGCGCCTCTTGGTTGGGGGAAGGCGTCTTCGCCGTGTAATGCGCGCCGAGGATGACGCCCTGTTCCAGCCCTTGCCCGGAGAACAGGCAGGCCACGGGTTCCCCGATGTCGGGCAGGGCCTGCGCCTTGTCCTTCAGCGTGCGTCGCCCAAGGACGCGCAGGGGCATGGTCACCATGCCGTCCCCGTCCGGGAGCTGGACGCGGGCCGTCCCCGTCGCCGTATCCACCCCGGTCACGGTGCCGAAACGCAGGGATGCGCCCCGGTTGCTTTCCAGCGACGCGATCCGCCGTTCCTGTTGCGCGTAGTCGAATCCGCTCATGTTGCCCTCAATAGTCCAGCGTCCGGCGCAGTTCCACGCCGGTCGTGTATTTGCCTTCGATTCTGTGGGTTGCCGTGGTGACGAAATACTTGCCGTCGAATTTACCGAAACCGTCCAGCGTCAGCGTGCACCCGGCCACCACGCCGGGGTGCCCCATGATGTCGAGCGAGCCGGTGTTTTCGGCTTCGTTTTTGTTCCGCAGGGCGCTTTGGGCGAAGGTTTCCGCTTCGGCCTTCGACTCGACCTTCTGGTTGATGAGCGTTGTTTTTTCCCGTTGCCCGTCAGCGCCGGGCTCGCCGAAGGAATAGGAGTGCATTTCCCCTGATTCCGGGTCCATGTACTGGACGTCGCAGCCTGTGTAGGCCGTCCCTTCCGATTTTTCCTTGAACGACCACCGTGACGGCGAAAACTGCCCTCCGGTTCTGGAGATGGCGACGGCGGCTGCGCGGGCGTCGCCGCGTTTCGCGGCCTCGCAGACGAGCTTGCCGTCATGGACCTTGACGTTCACCCCCCGGGCGGAGGCCAGCCGCTGCAGGAAGGGCAGGTCGGATTCCTCGCGCTGGTCCTGCCGGTTGAACGGAAAGGCGTCGGCATTGTAGAGCAGTTCAAGCCCGTTGCGCTGGGCGATTTCCCCGGCCACGGCCTGCAGGGAATAGCCTTCCCATGCCTGCGTTTTTTTCGTTTCCCGCAGCCCGTCCGTGAGCGCGGCGGACACGGCCTTGATGCTGACCTTGGTCGGCGGGCCGGAATATTCCACTTCATCGACCTTGAACGAGCCGCAGTTCAGGGAGGCGTCCTGACCGGGGCCGAACCAGTCCGTGCACAGGATACGCATGGACACCTCGGTCCCTTTCTTGGGAGCCCACTCCCCGAGCCACTTGCCGTCGCGGTCGTGCAGATCGAGGCGCACCTCGTCGGCCTTGCCCGCGGCGTTGTCGGTGTAGGTTGCGGACAGGAGCGAGGGGGCGAGCGCGTCCGTGGCGTCATGGCCGCCGATGGTGACGGCGAGCCTCACGCGCCGGGCGTGCTCCTGCTCTTGTTTCCCGTTGGTTACATCCACGGTGGAAGCTCCATGTTGATTTCTGGTTTCTTAACGCCGTCGGGCACGTTCAGCCGGACCCCGGCGGGGAACTCAAGCATATCCATGTGTTCGATGTTGGCGGCGATGAGCCTGTTCATGAGGTGTTCATCGCCCCACAGCCGGAGAGCAATGGCATCCCAGCAGTCGCCTTGTTGCGTTATGTATTCAGTTGCCATAAGCCAACCTCCGCTGATCTCCGACGATGTTGCCGAGCATGCGGGCAATCCGCTCCTCAATGGCGGCAGCGCGGCTGTCGATGCTGCGCAGCAGCGCGTCGCCCATGTCCGCGGAGGGGATGCCGTTGAGGGTGACGGGCATGGAAAAATGCAGATTGACTGGTTGCCAGGCGGATGGGGACGCCGTGTTCCCGGCGGGAGCCGTCCGCCGTGCCTCCCCAGACGCGGCATATTCCGGGATGCGGGAAGAGGCGGGGGCTGTCCGGGCCTGCCCGGGGAGCTTGGCCTGTGCTGGTTTGGCGGCGGCTTCGGAGAGGGCGGGTTTCGTCGGCCCGGCAAAAGGCTCTGCGATGGTTGGGGGCTGGACTGCTGCCTGTGTCGGTTCCGTCTTTGATCCAAACCAGTCATCCCAGAACGAGGTTTCCCGCTTGGGAAGGTCGCCCATGCCGGGGTAGGCGGCATAACCGTCATCAGCCACTCCAGATTCGTCATGAAATTCGACACCGTTGTCGACGATGCCCATCCATTGAGCCACGGTCTTGAGCTTATCTAGAACCGGAGTAAATAGTCCGCTTACCCATTGAAGTTTTTCACCAATCCATGCGGTACACTTGTCGACGGCAATTCTCAGCGGTTCCCATTTGCTGGATAAGGCATAAACGGCGGTACCGAGTGTAATGACGGACATAATGATGAAGCCAATGGGGTTGGATGCAAACGCCAAACCAAGCAGGCGAACGGCCCCTGTCAGCAGTGCAGTACCTCCGGCAAGGGCGGCTGAAACACCTTTTTGGACAACCAGTGCCGCTGTAAACACCCTTGTTTTGGCGGCGCTGGCCAGAGCGACCGCCGCGTGGGCCTTTTGGGCCACGGTTGCCGCGATGACGGACGGGCGCAGTGCGGCCAAGATGCCCTTGGCGATCTGCCAGCCGTCCGAGAGGACGGTCGCCGCGTAGCCGCCCGCCAGCGCGGATACCTTGAGCCCAACCAGCGCGATGCCGACGAACATGATCCCCCGTGTGACGCCGGGAAACGCTTCCGCTAAGGCCCGGACAGGCTTGATGACAGAGGTGGCATGCTCGGCGGCTGAGGCAAGGGGCGGCAGGAGGACGCTGCCGACGGTAATGGCGAGGATTTGCCCGGAGGCCGCCAGCCGATCCAGAGCGCCCTGCGTCGTCTCCGAGCGGGTTTTGAATTCGGCGAACTGGGAGCCTGTGGCTTCTTCGGAGTTGGCCAGCGCAAAAACTTCGCGCAGCTTCTGTGGGTTGTTGATGAGTGGGGCCAATGAAGCGAGCGATTCCGTGCCGAACAGTTCCTTGGCGATGCCAGCCTGTTCCGCTTCGGGCATTTTCTTGATGGCTCCGAGTACCGTGAGCAGGGTGTTTTCCGCTTCCTTGCCGCCTTTTTTCATGCCTTCCGCTATGGCTCTGACATTGCTGAATCCCAACCGCTTCATGGTCTCCTTTTGAGACTTGGTCATGGCATTGCCCTGACTCAAGGTCAGCAGGAAGTTCTTCATGGCCGTCCCGGCGGTTTCCTTATTTTCCGAGGTTGACACTATTGCGGCGGCAAGACCCACGATGGACTTTTCGGACAGCCCTGCGGTACGGCCCAATGCGCCCATACGGGCAACAACCGAAGACGTATCCGCAGCCGTGGCATTCATCTTCGAAGCCACATAGTTCATGGCGTCGCCCATGCCGCGGGTCTGCTCCGCCGTCAGCTCCATGCGCGACTGGTAGACGGCAAGACGTTGCCCGGCCTCCTCAGCCGTAATGCCGTAGGCAACAGCCATTTCGGCGGTGTCGTTGAGGAATCTCTTCATTTTTTCAGGATCAAGGTTGCCGTCCGCACCGTTGGCCACACTCGCTTCGGCGGCGGCAGCGGCTATCTTGGTGACTTCGTTCGGGCCGAGCCCAGTCCGTTCCGAAACGGAGAAGATGTCCTGCTTAATCCGTTTTTCGTCGTCATCTTTGGCAAAATTGGCCACCTTTTTGAGATCGGCCCAGTTGCTTTCGTAGTCGATGGCGAGCTTGACCGGGGCGACCACCGCGGCGGCTGTGGCCACAGTCTCCATGATCTGCCCGTGGTATTCTTTCCGTTTGGCTTGGTTGGCCAGCATTTGCTGCTGGCGTCCGAGGGCGGCCTCGGTGCGCCCGATGGCCGCTGCCGTTTCGGATTGTGCCTTCGCCATGTTCTCGACGGTGACGCCGTATTTTTTTGCCGCCCGCTCCGCGCTCTTGAAAGCCCGCTCGGAGGCTTGCACTTGTCCGGTCAGCTTGGTTCTGGTCTCGGGGAGGAGCGGTCCAGCATTGAGACGGGCACGAGCCGCTTCAAGTTCCGCGCTGGCTTTAACCAGTGCCCCTGATTTTTGGGAAACGGTCTGTAGGCCCTTGAGATCAGACTTGAGCCCTTTGACGCGGGAGGAAACCGTGGTAAAGGCGGAAGCGACGGAGGCCCCTACCGCAGCCCCCACAGCAAACGTCACGCCAAAAGAAGTGCTCATGAAAACCTACCAAGAGTTGATGGCCAAACAGTATGCGAGCTGGTGGCCGCTGTTTGTTCCCGTTGCGGCCATAGCCGCCTGTATCGACAAGTGGTTCCTCGACACCGCGAGCTGGCCGGAGGCGGCGGGGCACGGCGTTTTTGCCGGGCTCTGCTTCATGGCCCTTGTGTACGCGGGAAAGGCCGTGCGGCCCTTCCCGTGGGTGATTCCCGTGGCCGCCGCCGTGACCTGCGCCCGAAAGTGGTTCTTCGACGCCCCGACATGGACGGCGGCGCTGGACGCCGGGCTGGTCACGGCCTTTGTGCTGCTGGTCGTCCTCCACCTGATGAAAGGGTCACGCTAGGCGGAGCTCCGTTTTTCCAGCTCGCAGGCCGTGTCCAGCCAAGCCTCGGCTTCGTCAGGCGTCAGCGCCAGCACGTCCCGCAGGGGCCACCGGGTCAGCCGGGACAGGCTCACCGCCAGCATCCGCAGCCCTTTCTCCAGTGTCCCGTCCGGGTCTTTTCTGGCCCCGAAACGTGAGGAGCTGGTCCTGCAGCCGCTCATAATCCTCCATGTCCAGTTCGCGCAGGTCTTCAGGGCGCAGCCCGGTGAGGGCGGCGACGAGCGCGGCCTCCTCGTCGAGCCCGCCGTTCTTGATGGGGTAGTCCAGCATGTCGCCGACGGTGGGGCGGCGCATGGTGATGGAGGACAAGGTACGGTCGGAAAGCTGCGCCGGATACCGGAGCGCGATTTTCGCGGTCTTTTCCATTGGGTTACTCCATGCCGAGGTCGCCGCGGACTTGGGCGAGGTAATCGGTTCCGGCGATGGTGCAGATGAAGTTCAGCTTGTCGATCTCCACCAGTTCCTTGCCGCCCTGAGAGAGCTTGAGGTAGTTGACCTCAAGCTCGGTTTCCGAATCCATTTTTTTGCCCGGTTCGGCCTTGCCGACGCCGAATTTCTTGGGGACGGTGCGGGCCACCAGCTTCACGGCGTCGGTGCCGAACTCGCCGTTCCCGGCGTCGAACTTCTGCACGCTGGCCCGGACGTCGAGCTGGTGCGTTTTCGGCGCGAGCAGGGTGACGGCGTTCTCGTTCACCGTATTCCATTTCAATTTCAGGCTGATGGCCTTGAAGTGCCCGATGACGGGCGTGTCCAGTTCCCCGGCGATGCCGAGCCCGCTCATGGACTCGGTGACGTATTCGAGGCTCGGCAGCTCGATGTCGGCCACGCCGAGCAGGGCGGAGCTGCCTTCCATATAGACTTTGGCGTTGATGAGCTTGTCGGGGATGACGTTTGCGGAGGGAAGGTTCATGGCGTCTCCTTACTCGGCGAAGAGGTTGGTCAGGTAGGACGGGTCGTATTCCAGCGTGAAGCGGATTTCCCGGGCCGGGGGCGGGGGCGCGATGAAGACGTGGAACCGGGCGGTGCCGTCGATGAGGTCGGTGCTCGGGTTTTCCCCGGGGAGGAAGGCCACCTTGCCGCCGAGGATGTATTCCCGGGCCGCGAGGCCGTTGAGCCAGAGGTTGAACGAGTCGCAGATCTGTTCGATGAACCGGCGGCGCAGGGGTGAATCGGTGAACTGCCACGCGGTCAGCACCAGCGTGTTGCCGATGTAGTTGAACATGCGGCGCACGGGGATGAAGGTGTCTTTCACGTCGGTGACGGCGGGGTAGGCGGCGGTGCGGTTGCCCCAGACGGTCATCTGGCCGGTGAAGTTGAGCCCGGTGACGATGCCCTGCCCGTTGAGGTAGGCGGCCTCGGAGGGGGTGAGGGCCAGTTCCCTGCCCGCGTGGGTCAGGCCGTTGCAGAGCATCCGGCGGTTGGACGGCGACCAGTAGGGCACGCCCTCGTTGTCGGCGTCGCGGCTGGCGACCGTGGCGGCCAGATGCACGGAGCCGTGCTCGACGGCGTTGCCGAAGACCGGCGATCCGAAGAAGATCTGCAGGGCCGGGTCGGTGAGGTTGTTGTCCTTCACCCATGCCGGGACGTCGGTGTACTTGGCCACGCTGGCCGGGACATCGACAAGGCCGGTCGCCTTGAAGTGGCCGTTGATGTTCGCGGCCTTCGCACCGAGGACCACGGCCACCGCCGGGTCGTCGGAGAAGCCGGGGGCCAGAAGCTGGCCGGGGACCAGCCCGAAGCGGGGGAAGACTTCCTCCACGAGTTCCAGCCCGGTGCGGCTTCCGGTGGAAGCGTCGATGCCGCCGATGACGTCGGCCTTCGTGACCTTGGAGACGTCGGGCTTGGCCGGGGTTTCGCCCTGTGCGGGCGCGGCGTGCTTCGCCGGGTCAAAGACGTTGATGCAGACGATGGGGGCCACCCCGTAGCGCGACAGGTAGACGCTGGCGGCTTCGTGCAGGGTGAAGCCGGTTTCGTCCTCGCCGGGCGCGCCGAGCTGGGCCGTGAATTCCGCCATCGAGAAGATGAGCAGCGGTTTGTTGACGGGCCGTTCCGTGCCTTCGGGCAGGTTATGGACCGGGGCCGTGCCGATGATGACCGGGAGGGAGACGTCCACGCGCACCGGCGCGACGATGCCGGTGGCGGTCTCTTCCCAGTAGACGCCGTGATTGTACATGGTTACCCCTTGATGTGGTTGCGCCTGACGCGCTCGTGGGTTGTGAAGAAGCCTTTCTTTTCCCGCATGCCGCGCAGGGCCTCGCCCGCCTTGTCCAGCGGGAGGAAGCAGGCCTTGACGTCGGGATCAGCGAAGAGTTCCCCAAAATGTTTGGGAATGCCGCCCCGGAATACGCTGCCGTACATGAGCAGCACAGGCTGGCGGAAGGTCGGCCCGAGGTAGATGAGCGTCCCGGGGGGCGGGGAGGCGTTTTTCGCCTTTTTGTCCGTGTCCATAGGTTCTCCTTTTATTCCCAGCCCTTCATGGTCCAGTGCGACAGCATGGCCGCCTGAAGGAAGGGCTTCGGGTTTGTTTCGGCCTTTTCCCATGCCAGCAGCCGTCCCCGGTGATCGGGCACGAGCTGGAAGCGCCGTTCCAGCGGCATCTCCCGGCAGGCCCCGAGCACGCGAACGATGCCGGACATAAGGATTGCCAAGTCCTGTTCCGGGCCCTCGGCGTCGCCCGGTTCCGGGTTGTAGACGCAGCAGATGAGCGCGATGACGGCGGTTTCTCCCCCTTCTTCATGGTGGCCGCTCACAGGCACGAGGATGACGCAGGGAAAGGGTTTCCGGCCATTCTCGGGCGGAGGCAGGTCTCCGATAAAGACTTGTACGGGCTGCACGGCGTCGCCCTCGGCGGTCTGGCCGAGCAGGTGCAGGTCGGCGAGGCCGTCCGTCAGGCAGGCTTTCAGGGCGGGCAGGATGCGCGTGTTCATTTCGCGGCCTCCAGAGCCAGCGTTTGCTGAACGTGACTGGCCAGCACGACAGGCAAGCAATCATCAATTTCTCTCATGCACAGTTCCCAGACTCGGTACGATGCCACGTGATATTGAATTGTTGGCCCATATGACTCTCGAATAACCTCTTTTTGATAGGCTCTCTTTGAGTTGGATACCTTCCAGTACTTCACGCCCATATGCCCGCCCTGCATTATTGCGATGAACGGAAGGCTCGCGCCTTCAATGCGACTTCTTCCGTCGCGTCGTTCTCCCTTGCGCAAGGCAAAGGTGAAATCCGGCCATTCCTGTGGACGCTTCCCCGGGCGTGCCGTTACAGCCTTCTCTTCGACATCGTAGTGAATGAGCGGCTGCGCTTTGCTGCGCACTGTAATGCTCCCAGAGACCGTCCCGCCTCGGCTTATCGGTTTTCCAAGAAGAACCGCCCTCTTAAGAGCCTTTTGAGGAAGTGGAATCTCTCCAATGAGATACTCAACAAGGACATCCCGTACATGCTGCATCGTCTCGGCAACAGCCGGATACATGGCCTTCTGGATGCCGTAGGGCACGCTCTTGAGCTGGCGCAACGCCCGCGAAAAATCTTCATCGCTGATGCTGATTTCAATCATGTCAGCTCCCGTTGCGGTACAGGTTGATCCTGATGAGCCCGTGCAGGTCCACGGCATCGTCGACGGTCCAGAGGGTGCCGTCGATCCGCATGTCCTGCCGGGGCCGGGGGAGCGGGACAGCCCCTTCCCCGGCGGACGGCACATGCAGCGTGCGGCGCAGCTGGTGCACGCCCCACGTTTCCACGTTGCTTTCATATCGGCCTTCCGCGGGGGCCACGGCGTCGTCCCAGATGCCGACGGTGTCGAGGCCGTCCACGTTCATGGGAGTGCCGAACTCGGCGGGGTTCAGGAAGGCATGCCGCACGTCGAAGGCGAGGGCTTCTTCAAAAAAATTCCGGCTCATGGAGTCCCCCTGACAAGCGACTTTACGTCGGCCTTGATTTCACGCAGGTCCAGCGACACGGCGTCCATCGTCGCTTCGGTTTTGGCCAGACGGCGCTCGTGGTCGTCCGTGCGGTCGCGCAGGGTCGTGAACATGCCTTCGTGCCGGGCCTGCGTGTTTTCGAGGCTCGACAGACGCTCGTCCATCCGTCCGATGTAGATCGCGCTGGTGACGGCGGAGGAGCCGATGCCGACAAGGATGGCGACAAGCAGCGGGATGATAACCGACTGGATATACTTCATGATCAGATGCTCTCTGCCTGTTCGATCCACAGTTGCAGCTCCCCGGCCTCCTGAGCCGGGAGGTGAACCCATTCCCCGGGTACGGTCTTCCATTGTCCGGCCTCCCTGTACGCCCATCCGTCAGTCACGAGGGCTCCCGGCGTCGCCGGAGCCGGGGGCAGGGCGCTTGTCCGTCCCGCCACGGCGTTGCAGCCACTGGTCAGCAGGGCCAGAGCGCACAGCGCGAGTGCGAGCCTGGCGGCGGTAGTCCCGAAAACCTTCAAGGAACAGTTGAAGGATGCGGACAAGCGCGGCCCAGACATCACTTGCCGCCATTGTCCGCGTCGTCGGCGTTCTTGGCTTTGCCCTTGTTGCAGCCGATCCAGTTGAGCAGGCCGTACACGAGGCGGTAGAGCGCGCCGGACCGTTCCGTGGGCGCGGGCAGGAACACGCAGATAAACGCGCATACGCCGGACAGGGCGGCCAGCCCCTGCGCGAAGACGCCGGATTGGGTATCCAGTAATGCCGAAAAATCCATGATGGCCTCCTAGACGGCGCGGGTCATCCAGCCCGCGAGGAATTTGCGCTGCGAGAAGCTGTTCGCGGCGATGTCGAGGTATTTCTTGCCCTGTGCGGCGTTCAGCGCGTGGACCACGTCCCTTTCGGCGCGGTATTCAAGCACCAGCGCGAGAGCCTTGACGGTCTTCGGCCCCACGGCCCCGTCTTCGTCGAGGTCGTCAAAGAGCCGCTGTTCCTTGCCGTTGCGCCGGACGTAGTTCATGGCGTTGCACACGCGCTGGAGGAGCTTGCCGGAACCGCCCCGGCCCAGATTGACGGCCTGTTCGAACAGTTCGTTGGCCACCAGCTGGGGCCAGCGGGCAAGGCCCATCTTGTCCCACCACTGGACCCGGTAGAACGCCGTGACGAGGTCCTCCAGATTGGGAAGGGTGGTCAGGTGGCGCGAGAAGGCGAGGCTGCCCTGCTGGAAAGAGGGGTGCGCCTTGGCCGCGTCGATGAAATGCCAGCCCGGCCAGTCCGGGAAGAACGCCCGGGCGATGCCCGCATACGTCTCCCCGCCCTTGTCGCCGGGGACGTTGCACCAGTCGCCCTCGAACGTGCGGACAGGGTTGTAGGCGATGTTGAAGTCGGCGCTCATTGTTCGTCTCCTTGGGGCGTTCCCATGCAAGCGGAATCACGTTCCGCTTGCGTGTTTTCCTCACTCGAAGCGCCGCACGCGGCGCGACTGCCGTCGGCCATATGGTTTTCTTTTTTCTGGCCTTTCTTTGGGGCCTGCGCGGGCACGGGGGCAGCGGCATGCAGCGGCGTGGCGTAGCCCTCGCGGATGAGCGCGTCGGCTTTCCTCGCGTCCAGCGTGACCGCTTCTCCGGGAAGGAAGAGATGCTCGCCGTCATCAAGGGTGACGTGCAGGCGCACGTCCTTGGTCGTCTCGTCCATTACGCCACCGCCTTGATGAGCACGGTCGCGCCGGGCTGTCTGGGCCACGGCAGGGGGCGGGACTCGGCGATGGTGAAGATGCCGGAGGGGTCGTCCTGCTTGAACTGCTTGGAGAAGATTTCCACGGGGCCGGAGCAGTCCACGTCCATCGGCTGGCCGAACTCCATGACGTTCTCGGCGTCGGATGCGGCAAGCAGGGCATATTCGGGCGCGAGGTAGTATTGAACCTTGCCTTCGATGTCCTTGTAGGTGCCGGTCACCAGCCAGATGCGCAGGCCGTTCCAGATGCCCTTGAACTTGCTCTGGATGCTCGGGGAGAGCTGGCCGATGTTGATGTTGTTGCGGTCAAGGTCGTCGCGGACGTCGGGGTGCTTCCTGAAGGCGGCCCACGCCTTGCGGCCAAGGTAGAGGTCGGTCGCGCCGAGGTTGGCCTCCTCCTGAATCATTTCGTCGTAGGTCTGGAGGGAGTCCTGCAGGTCGGACGACGCGCCGGTCCATTGGGCCGCGCCTTCGAGCACGACGGTGTGGGCCTCCGGACGCCGGAAGTCGACGGTGAACGTCTTGACCACCTTGCCTTCCACGGCGTCGAAGAGGTCGATCTTGCCGTGGACGATGGCCTGCGCGCACATGATCTCGACCATAGTGTCGATGTCGGCGCGGTGATCGTCCATGTCTTCGGCGATGGCGCGTTCCACGGGGTTCACGTTGAGGTCGTAGGGCGTCTGGCCTCCGGCGTGCTTGAGCAGGTCGGCGGCTTTGAACAGGCGTTTCGGGCGGAAGCGCGGGGCCTTGACCGCGAACGCGGCACCCTCGCGCCCACTGCGCATGGTGCCCCCGGCGGCGTTGGTGATGGAGGGGAGCATGGAGACGCCGCGGGAAACGACGTGCAGCTCGAACAGCTCGGTGGCCTTCGGAGCCTGACGGCGGAACATGTTGCCGAAAATATCGTATTTGACCGGACGCCTGTTGATGACGCCGGTGAGGACGCGGGAATCGAAGTAGTCGATGTCGGCCATTGGTTTCTCCTTATGCATCTCCGGCGAAGACGCCGACCTTGCGAAGTTCGGTGAGGGCCGCCTGCTGATCGGCGGCGGAAACGCCGTCGTCCCAGATAAGCTCGGAGGCGATGACGGCGGCGTGGACATAGACGAGCGCGTAGGCGTCGCCCTCGGCGGGGATGGCGACGTCTTCGGCCAGCACGCCGAGCAGGGCGGCGGTTTCACCTTCCCCGGGCTTGGCGTAGGCCCCCACGGTCGTGGCGGAGGTGGCTGTCACGGTCTTTGCGGCGATGATGGTTCCGGCGAGCAGGGTCTGGGCGGTTCCGGCGCTCGAAAGCACGATGCGCTGCGTGACCACGGGGTGGTCCTTCAGGAAGACCCGGCGCTTGTACGATGCGATTTCCTGCATGGTCGGCTCCTTACAGGGACGCGATGCGGTCGATGGTTGAGGCCATGCCGTCGCTCTTGAGCCCGGCGCTGGTGTCGAGGGGGCCGGGCGTCTGGGCGGTCAGGTGGGCGAGGATGGCCTGTTGCGCCGGGGTTCCGGC